GGATCGGTTTGTTTAATGATTATGTAAACCCACAACAAGAGGGTATGCTGCGGGGTTAATTGGAGACCCTAATGGCTAAAAAAACAAAGAAAAAATCAATACATTATGTAAATAACAAAGAGTTCTTAGCAGCAGTAATAGAGAGAAAAGAGTTAATTAAAGAGGCTGAATCTGTTGGAGATCCTCCACCGCAGATTACTAATTATTTAGGAGAATGTATCCTAAAGATAGCTAATCATTTATCTTTTCGGCCGAATTTTATCAATTATACCTATCGTGAAGAAATGATTTCTGATGGTATAGAAAATTGCTTACAATATATAGATAGATTTGATCCAGAAAAATCTTCTAATCCGTTTGCATATTTTACCCAAATAATTTATTATGCTTTTGTTCGTAGAATTTTAAAAGAAAAGAAACAGCAGAAGATTAAGGAGAAATTATTGAAAGAATCTAACATAGAATCTCGTATAGCTTTACAAGCACACGATGATGAAAGGGAATATCAACAACAATTTGTGGAAATGCTAGACAAGTATACTTTTCACCAAGATGAATAAAATATATGAAGGTAGCGTTAATAAGCGACACCCATCATGGTGGTCGAAACGATAGTTTGTCTTTTGCCGAACACCAAAGGCAATTTTATAAAACTATATTTTTTCCGGAATGTTCAAGACAAAATATTACAACAATTATCCATTTAGGGGACGTATTTGATAGAAGGAAATATTCAAATTTTAATAGTTTAAAATTAGCAAAGGAAATGTTTTTTGAGCCTGCAAGGCAATATGATGTTCATATGTTGGTTGGTAACCATGATTGTTATTATAAAAATAATAATGAAGTAAATTCAATATTATTAACTTGCGCTGAGTATGATAATATTAAAGTTTATCAGGACATTCCAGAAGTTGCTACTTTTGATGGGTTGGATATACTTATGGTTCCATGGATAGCATCTGCTCATTATGCTAAATCTATATATAAAATAAAATCAGCTGCAGCAGAGATTCTTATGGGCCATTTAGCTATTATGGGAAGTGAAATGATTCCTGGATTTTATTGTGACCATGGTTTGGAACGAGAGTTATTTAAGAGATATGAAAGAGTATTTTCAGGACACTTCCACCAACAGCAAGATGATGGCCATATTCGTTATTTAGGATCTCCATATGAAATGTTTTGGAATGATTGGAATACTAAAAAAGGATTTCACATATTTGATACCGAAACTAGAGAGATTGAGTTTTATCAAAACCCTTATAAGTTATTTAAAAAGATTTATTATGATGACACTAAAGAAGATACATCAAAAATTGATTTGGATGAATATGATGGGTGTTATGTAAAGATTGTAGTTATACAAAAAACAGATTTTTATACCTTTGATCGTTTTGTGGAGCGATGCTACAACGAGGGGAACTTTTTTGAGCTGAAGATAGTTGAGGACTTTAGTGACTTAGACCCCGATACTATAGCTGATAGTGAGTTGGAAGAAATCGAGGATACTATGTCGTTATTGGAAAAGTATGTAAATGAGATAGACAGCAAGTTATTAAATAAGAAGAAACTGAATAGACTGCTCAAGGGTCTGTATGTAGAAGCGAATGAAGTTGAATGATTAAATTTAAAACCATCGAATTTAAAAATTTCCTATCAACAGGGAATACTCCAATAATTATACATTTAAATAAGGAGAATACTACATTAATTAGTGGAGAGAATGGGTCAGGAAAATCAACGATGTTGGATGCCTTGACTTTTGGTTTATTTGGTAAGGCTTTCCGGAACATTAAAAAGGATCAATTAGTAAACTCTGTAAATGAGCGTGATTGTAGAGTTGAGGTAAAATTTAATATAGGTAGAATTAGATATCATATCATCCGCGGAATTAAACCAAATAGATTTGAGATTTATAAGAATGATAAGATGATAAATCAAGATGCTAGTGTGAGGGATTATCAAAAACATTTAGAATCAAACATTCTCAAATTAAATTACAGGTCGTTTACACAGGTAGTTATTTTAGGCTCATCGTCCTTTGTTCCATTTATGCAATTGACACCAGCTCATAGGCGTGAAGTGGTTGAGGAGATTTTAGACATTAAGATATTTTCTTTAATGAATTATATTCTCAAGTATCGTATTAAAGATATGAAAGAAAGACAGAGAGATATTACTCATGAGTTTAATTTAGTAGACACCAAAATTAGTATGGCTGCAGACCACATTTTAAAGACTAAAGAAAAAAGCAAGTCTAATAAAACAGCGTTAGAGGTGAAGATAAAAAAGAATGAAAATGAGATGCTTAAACTCAACGGCCAGGTCGCTGACTTGCAATCTAAAATTGATGAATGGCAAAATAATATTTTACCTAAACAGACAGCCTTACAAGAAGAATTGTTTAATCACCAATCAGTAAAAAATAAAATACAGGACAACCAAAGGAAAATAGAAAAGGATATTAATTTTTATAAAGATAATGATGAGTGCCCTACTTGCGAACAGCCTATAGATAAAAGTTTTAAAGAGAATACGGTAAATACTCTTACAGAAAAATGTAATCTGTATATTGAAGCGTCTACTGAAATGTCTGAAAGGTTAGGAGAAATGGAGGCAAGACACATTCTGTATAAAAATATAGAGAAAGATAGTCGAGAGTTAGAGGTTGATACTGCTAAGAAAACAACATCAATAAATTCCATCACATCATTTAATAAGGATTTATTAAACCAGATAAAGGATTTGGAAAACATTGATGCTGAATTAACAGAAGAAAAAACCAAACTTAAAATTTATAATGATGAATTAAAAACTATTAATAAACAAAAAGAGAAATTAACAGAAGATAATAATTATCTAGCGTTAGCAAAACAACTTTTACAAGATTCTGGCATTAAGACTAAAATTATTAAACGATATTTACCAGTGATGAATAAACTTATTAATAGTTATCTTTCAGCATTAGAGTTTCAAGTTAAGTTTGAGTTAGATGAGGAGTTTAAAGAAACAATCAGGTCTAGATATCGAGATGTGTTTGGTTATGATAACTTTAGTGAAGGCGAGAAGATGAGAATAGACTTGGCGTTGTTGTTTACATGGCGACAGATAGCAAAGATGAAGAATAGCACCAATACAAATCTTTTGATACTTGATGAAATATTTGATTCGTCATTGGATTATAATGGAACAGATGAGTTTTTAAAGATAGTAAATAAATTGTCAGGAGAAAATGTGTTTATTATATCACATAAAAGTGACCTTAATGTAGATAAGTTTGATTCTACAATTCGGTTTGAGAAGCAAAATAATTTTAGTAAAATAGTAGGTTAATATGATGAAATTAGTTACAGAAAAAAATCAAATATTGAAAGAGGTTTGTGCTCCTTTTGATTTTGAAAATCCAATTGTGGATCAAGAAGAACTTATAACCAATTTGCAAGCGGTCCGGCAGGAAAAAGCTGGTCTTGGGCTGTCAGCTCCACAACTTGGAATAAATAGTAGAGTATTTGTTATTGGTTTAAGTGACATGACTGTTGAAGGTGCTGAGGATTATGCTAAAGCTTTTTTTAATCCACAGATATTTTGGGATCAAACTACAAATACATATCCAGATAATGAATTAACTTATATGGTTGAGGGTTGTTTAAGTTATCCTGGAATGTTTTTAAAAATTAAAAGACCAAATCATATCATTATGGAATGGTATACAGAAGAAGGTGAACGAGAGGTAGATGAATTTAGCGGAATGACCTCCCGAATACTTCAACATGAAATAGACCACTTGAATGGTGTTACTTTTGATAAAAAAGCTTCAACATACCATTTACAGCAGGCTAGAAGGAAGCTCAAGGCTCAATTAAGAGCTCGAAAGAGATTTGAATTAATTAAAAAACGAGGATATTAATATGTTCGATGGGAAATTGTCAAAATTAGTATTAGGCCGCATCGCAAATTATTTACCAAGCGCTGAACCAAATTATAAGGATATGGATGACGATGATTATATACGTTTGTTAAGTTGGTGTGAAGATTGGCCATCACAGAAGGTTTACGAAACTGCTTATAAAGAATCACATATGGATCCAATTCAGACTTGGGATGAATGGTCGGCTGATATGAAGCCATTTCCTATACCAGTTAAAACGGAGTTGAGGCGAGCATTATCTATACATCAAGAAATTGGTAGTCTAAAACCATTGCGTACCATTAATTACTTTTTAATTCATGGTAAAAAAATATTGCTTTGGTCTTTTTTGGGAACTTTAGTATGGTGGGTTTTCCTCCAATAGTTAATTTTAATAAATCATTTGATAACAATGAATTGATAATGTGGATAGATTTATCCACTTATTGTAATGCTAAGTGTCCTCAGTGCCACAGAACAAATCCTAATGGTCTTGAGAAAATAGATTGGCTTCCTCTTAAGCAATGGTCTTTAGAAGATTTTAAAAAAGCTTTCCCCAAACAAATTTTAAATAAGATTCGTCGTTTTGATTTTTGTGGTACATGGGGAGATCCAATTTTAAATAAAGATATACTTAAAATTGTTGAGTACATTGTAGATAATTCTTTTTTGCCATGGGTACAGATTAATACTAATGGTAGTGTTAGAAATGAGGAGTGGTGGTGGGAGTTGGGGAAAGTAGGTGATTCCCGGCTGATTGTAGTTTTTGATATAGATGGTGTTACACAAGAACAACATTCTTTATATAGGCAAAACACCAATTTAGAAAAGATTTTAAATAATATGGAATCTTTTAGCAATACAAAAGCTAAAGCAACAGCGTTCTCTGTTATTTTTAAGCACAATAGAAAAAGTATGTATGATATAGCTCTGTTGTCAAAGCGGAGAGGGGCTATTGGTATCACCTTTATAGAATCAGATAGATTTTTTAAATTGGATGATCCTCCAGGTACAGGCGAAAAGGGTTATATACCAACTAAAGATTTTATATTTGTTGATAGATCAGGTCAGAAACAAAAATTACAACCATCTAAATTTAAAGCAACAGGTAAATCAGAAAAGGGATCTCATCGCCAAGCGAATGATTTTTTTTGGGTTTGGTGGGATCTATCCAACGATGAGCATTTGGAAAAAATAAGACATGCCAGCAATTGAATGTGAATGGATGTTAAATAAAAGAATTGTGGTGGGTGTGGATGGCCAGGTATGGCCGTGTTGTTTTTTTTCTAATAATGTGTATGAACGGGAGAATACTATAGGTTTGGATAGTTGGGAAATTTCATCAACCCGGCCTGGAAGAGTAGGCTATTATAATATGAAAATAATATTGGAGTATTATAAAAACAAAGATGATTATAATATTTTTAAAAAACCTTTGGAAGAAATTATTAATTCAGAATGGTTTACAAAAACATTACCCGAATCATGGCAAATAGAAAAAAATACTTGTGTCCTTTGTAAGAGGTTTTGTAGTGTTAAATCCTAGATGTATGCAGAGAGCAATGATCAACTCATTAATATTTATGTCCAATGGGCATATTTCTCCATGTTGTTGGTTGACCAATAAGAATATTGTCAGTAAGCACCTAGGAATATATGATGAAGAACTAAAATTAAAAAATGTGGATACAGTAGAAGAAATTTTACTTTCAGACCAATGGGACGATTTTATTAATAAATTAGTTTTTCACCAAGAGCTGCTGCCGCGGGAATGTCACCGAGAATGTGGATTTAATGATGTTGATATATTTGGTAACAAATACGATAAGCATGAGTCACCTTTCATCCCCATATTGGAGCATCTGCCATCTAAAGAGAAATTTTTTAAAAATATATTTAATCGTAAAGTCCCAGAAACTATTATTAATGAAGAAAGAGAAGGAAGTATAATTTCGGTTGATTTAGGATATTCTTGCCCAATACAATGCCCCATGTGTATAAGGATACTTCAACCTGAATTAGTAAAAGAAGCTAAAAGGGAGTATGGTAACATACGAACTGCCGAATTAGAAAAGTTATGTAAATTTTTTGATGATTTAGTTTTTTGCGGAACTTTGTCCGACCCAATATATCATCCAAAATTTATAGAATTAATGAAAATTGTTATAGAAAAATATAAAAGAAAATTAATGATAATGACCAATGGGTCTGGTAAGAAAAGAGATTGGTGGGAAACTGTTTTCCAATTATCACGTCCAGGTGAAGGTGTATTAGTGCAAGATGCTCCAGTTCATTGGTTTTTTGCTTTAGATGGACTTCCACACCAGAGTTCAAAATATAGAGTCAATCAAAACGGAGAACAAGTGTTTGAGATGATGAAAATGGGCTCAGATATGGGGTGTTATATTGGTTGGACTTGGATTGTTTTTGGTTATAATGAAAATTCTATTGAAGAAGGAAGAGAATTAGCTGCAAAACATAATATAGTATTCCGCATTTCAAATTCAGAGAGGTTTCAGCCAGAATATAAAAAGGCAATGGACCCTACATTATATGAAATGCTAAAACCTTCAAAGAAATATTATAATAAGGATAGAAACAAACCTAAGTATGATTCTCCAACCTTTATCTATGAGTATGATGATGAAGATCCTAGGGTTTAGTGAAGGGTACCATGATGCTGGTGTAACGTTAATAGAGAACGGTGAAATTCTTTATGCATCTCACGCTGAACGTTACTCTAAAAAGAAGAATGATAGATTAATACACCCACATCAGATAAAGGAATCAGATGTGGTTGTTTTTTATGAGAAGTCTTTTTTAAAAAATATTCGGAGATTATATTCTGGTCAAGGATGGAAGAGAAGAAAGACTACTATACCATATGATTATGCTTACTCACACCATCAAAGCCATGCAGCTGCAGGATATTTCACATCACCTTTTGATGATTGTAATATTTTAGTAATAGATGCTATAGGTGAATGGGATACTATTTCTATTTGGGATGGTATACAAAAGGTTATTAGTTGGAAGTATCCATATTCTTTGGGTCTATTATATTCAGCTGTAACACATCGTATAGGATTAAAACCAAATGAAGATGAATATATTACGATGGGTATGGCTGCATATGGAGAACCGATTTATGATTTGTCAGAATTACTATCAAGAAATAATCATAAAGGTTTGGGTAATTATAAACCAAATGCTAGAGAGGAAGATTTAGCTGCATCAGTACAATTCCTTTATGAAAAAGAATTATTGAGTTTGGTTGAATTGTGTCCTAAAGATAATCTTATATTGATGGGTGGTTGCGCTTTGAATTGTGTGGCAAATTCAAAGATAAAGAATAAGAACATATGGATAATGCCTAACCCCGGTGATGCCGGATCATCTTTAGGAGCTGCATCATTATATTATGGAGAAAAGTTGAATTGGGTAGATCCCTATTTGGGATATGAATTGCCGAGATCAAATCCAAAGAAGATTGTTAAAGAACTTTTGAAAAGTGGTGTGTGTGGTGTGGCGTCTGAAAGAGCTGAGTTTGGTCCAAGAGCGTTAGGTAACCGATCTTTACTTGCTGATTGTAGATTGGATATAAAGGATAAGGTTAATGAAATAAAACGCAGACAGAAGTATAGACCTTTTGCACCTGCAATATTGGAAGAATATGCAGATGAATATTTTGATGGACCTATGAATGAATATATGCAATTTGTATCTTATGCTAAACATGATTATGATTCTGTAACTCATGTAGATGGCACATCGAGAGTACAGTTGGTTAAACCAAATTGTAAATCGGTGATACGGGAAATTTTGGAAGAATGGTATAATAAGACTGGTGTACCTATGTTACTCAACACTTCTCTAAATATTAAGGGTATGCCTATGGTTAATGATGAAATGGATGTTAAGAATTTTATGAAAAGATATGAAGTAAATGTGTTATGAAAAAAGGATTGACAAACCCACTAGAAGATGTTATCCTTATAAATAGAAGTGAGAAATGCCTTCGGGGTTTCTCAATTTAACCTTGCTTGATATTTAAGGAGGATACTGAAATGGTAACTACACAAGCACTCGCAAACGTGTTCGATCACTTTGATCGTGAACTTTTAACCCCCTATGCTGTTGGCTTTGACCGTGTCTTTGACCGGTTGCATGACCATTATGCATTACACCAGCGTAATACTGGATTCCCACCCTACAACATTCGTAAAGACGGCGAATCTAAATTTGTTATTGAATTGGCTCTTGCCGGATTATCTCAGGAGGATTTGGAAGTTGAAGTAGCCGATGGTACTTTGACTGTTCGGAATAAGGAAAAGAAGGCTGAGGAAGATGGAGAACTTTTGCACCGTGGCATTTCATATCGACAGTTTAGCCGTAGTTGGACTTTGGCTGATGATGTTGTGGTAAATAGCGCAAAGATGGAAAATGGGATGCTCATGATTGATCTTGAGCGTGTCATTCCAGACGAGAAAAAACCAAGACTCGTAAAAATAGGTTAACATTAAACACACACACAGAGGAAATTATGATGAGTGAAAATAAAACAACTGAAACACAATGGCAGAAGTTTGCCGATGCGGCAAAATTGCCACAGGTAACCATCAATAAGAATGGTTATGAAATCAGAACTGAACTACTTGGCATGGCTCAGCATTATGTTGAGAATGATTACTATGCAAAATGGGGTCAGTTTGAGTTAAGTATCCAACCTGAAAACAACCAATTGGTAACAAAGGTAGAAATGCCTGAAGTGCCAGGTGCTGAACAGATTATGGAAACTGCTCAGAAGTTTTATGATTTTGTAAATCAGAAGAAGTAAATCATTCTTTTGTAAGAAAGCCCATCTTCGGATGGGCTTTTTTATAAAAAGCCTTGACAAACCTAGAGAAACATGAGATAATATATAGTATAGGAGCAATTAAGCTCTTTGTGTTCTATGACACCGCCCTGCGGTCAATCTTGGACATATTGATGAAGTCTGTACGGCATAACCGTCAGGCATGAGGATATAAAACATGTGTAATATAGTCGATATTACAAAGGTAAAAGAATTTACCGAACAACACTTAAATATTGTTAAAAATAATGAACTTGTCAATTGGGAGAAGGCTTACCCGGAATTATTTGTAGAGATTCCTGGTGCTCCTGCTCTTGAATTTGTCGGTTTCATATTACTTCCACACGACCAATTTGAAATTACTCAACAGCAGTACCGTGCTGGCAGCCAGGTCGCAACCAATCGGCGACAAGCTATACAACAAAATATTGAAAGAAATGGGTATAAACTTAAACACCCACCAATAGCAGTATTCTTTGATGGTAAAAACTATCATATTATTACTGGCAACACAAGAACAAATATTTTACGTTCTAGTCCTTTCGATACAAAAAATGCTATTGTAGCTGTTTATAAACGTAAGCCTGGATATTCCGACGCCAAAGTGGAACATTCATTAGATGTTGCTGGCTTGAGTATGAATTCTATACACGATCCAGCTACTCCTCTGCAACCAGCTGATGTTCGGAGGATTGGTATCAAAGCTACTAGACGGTTTTTAGAATCAAAGGGGGAGGCCGGTATTCCAGCTACCTTCGATGATATCCGGGAGTTTGTACATCACAGCTGTGGTGAAGGAGTGTTTCAGTTTACTACAAGAGAGCAGCTCGTTTTTTCAATTTATAATGACTTTCAATACTGGCAGGCTATACAGCTGGGTCAGTCAACAGAAAATTTGGATATTATTATTTCTTGGTCAAACAGTAAAGCTGGAGATTTTAATATTACACAATTTATGAAAGATTGTAAGCTTGATTCTGATACCAAAAACATTTATATGGTTAATTCCACTGATACGGTATCAAAAGCTTTTGTGAAAGCGGTTAAGTTAGCAGTACAAAATCCGGATGCTGAAATCCGTATTATGTTACAAACTGGTACATTGTCAGGATATTCATTAGAACATAGTTATCGAAATAGGTGTATAGGTTTTGTGACTAAATTTGAAGATATATTGAGTGATGTTTGTAAATCTTTCTTTGGTGTAGACAACCCACTTTATAATAGGATTAAGATTTGGGGTGCTTTGCCTGCTTTAGGTTCATATCACGATTTGACAAAACCATTTCGTTATAATACTAAAACAAGGTCTTTTTATCAGTTAAATCACAACTATAGTTTTGATGTGGATGATATTCCTGAGCTCAGCGATATTCATGACCCAGCCTGGGACATGCTTCATAAAGAGGAGGCTGCTTAATTTTAGCCTTGACTAGTCATTGATTTTATGATATTATGGATGTATGTCTAAAATTAATTATGCATTTGGTGAAAATAAATCCATACAGGATTTAAAAGACTATGTGGATGGTACTTACTCACAGCATTATGCTAAGGGTAAGTATCAGGCCACAGAATTTATAGTAGACTGTGGTCATGGACCCGGTTTTTGTCTGGGTAACCTTTTGAAGTATGCCCAACGATATGGCCGTAAAGGCGGCAAGAATAAAGACGACCTTATGAAAATTTTACATTATGGAATAATCATGTTACATATACATGATACGGAGAGTGAAGATGGATGAAGTATTAGAAGAAATGGATAATTTAAGAAGTGAGAATGATAAGATGAAGAAAGTTTTGAAAGCTACTGCAATAGGTCTAGAACAATTATTTGATTGGGCAGAATCTAAGGGACTTTATATTCCTGAGGATTCTTTAGATTTGCGAGATGAAGTGAGGAATTGGTAATGAAATTAAGTGAAAATACAGTTAATGTGCTAAAGAATTTTTCTGACATTAACCAAAATATTTTGGTTAAATCTGGTAGTGAACTTCAAACAATGTCAACAATGAAAAATATTTTAGGTACAGCAAATGTATCTGAGAATTTTCCTAGAAATTTTGGTATTTATGACCTAAATGAATTTCTGGGTGTATTGACTTTGGTTGATAGTCCAGAGCTGAAGTTTGAAAATGATAGTTATCTTACAGTGAATGGAGGATATACTAAGATTAAATATTTTTATTCTGATCCATCTATTCTCACAACTCCTCCGGAGGTTTTTAATCCTCCGGAAGTGGGGCAAAGTATTACTATCACCGAAAAGAAATTGAAAGATGTTTTGAAGGCATCAGCAGTGATGCAACTTCCTGATATTCTTATTCGCTCTGATAATCAGACTGTACTTATAGAAGCAACTGATATTAAAAATACAACATCAAATAATTATACATTAGATTTGGGTGTAACCAGGGTTGGAGGAGATTTTAATTATCATTTTAAAGCAGATAATTTAAAACTAATTTCTGGAGATTATGAATTATTTGGTTCGGAAGAATCAGGCGTTAGTAATTGGGAAGGCAAAAAAGCTTCTTATTGGATTGCAATGGAGGCAAAAGCTGATTAAGGTGGAAAATTATGAAGAAATCACTACTCTGGGTGGAGGAGTACAGGCCGAGGACGATTGAAGATTGTATATTATCTAATAATATTAAAAAATCTTTTAAGGAATTTGTAGAGAATAATGAATTACCTAATTTAATTTTATCGGGCGGTTCAGGTGTTGGTAAGACAACAGTAGCCCGAGCTCTTTGTGAAGAGCTCAACCGTGACTATATGATTATCAATGGATCGGAGGAATCCGGTATTGATATTCTACGGACAAAAATCAAAAACTTTGCTTCTACTGTATCACTACAGGGTGGACAGAAGGTAATAATACTAGACGAAGCAGATTACCTCAATCCTCAATCAACGCAACCTGCTCTCCGTGGGTTCATTGAGGAATTTCATAACAATTGCAGGTTTATCTTTACTTGCAATTATAAAAATAGAATTATTGCACCGCTTCATTCCCGATGTTCGGTTATTGAGTTTAAGGTTAATGGTGGCCGACAGAAGTTGGCCACCGAATTGCTTGAGCGTTGTTGTAATATACTTAAAGAACAGAATGTAGAGTATGAAAAGAAAGTTGTAGCAGAATTAATTATGAAACACTTCCCGGATAATCGGCGAGTGTTGAACGAGTTGCAGCGGTATGGTGCTTCAGGCCAAATAGACTCTGGCATTTTAGTCAACCTTTCAGAAGTTAATATGAAAGATTTGACATTCCACCTAAAGGCCAAGGAGTTTTCAGAAGTTCGTAAATGGGTAGTTGATAACATAGACAACGACCCTACGAAAATATTTCGTAAGATTTACGACACACTATACATATATTTGGAACCTAGCACCATACCCGCTGCTGTTATTATTTTAGGAGAGTATCAATATAAAAGTGCTTTTGTAGCTGATCAAGAAATAAATCTGTTAGCTTGTTTAACAGAGGTGATGTCCCAATGTCGGTTCAAATAGATAAAAAAATAATTGATTATGTCTATGATGAATGGAAAGAAAAGGGCTTTCCATACTACCCCACAGATTATAGTTGGCGAGCAAACGAATTTAATAAATTAATTAAATTTGATAGATCAACACTTTTTAAACCAAATACTAAAGCTGTGGGCTCTTCTGCCCACGGTCTTTCTTTAGCATGGAGTTATATGCCACATCATTGGGGCATAGTATGTGGGAAGATGAAAACTCCTATGGAGATTTGGGATGATGAAGAGCATTTCAAAAAAGGAATTAAAAAATTATTATCAGGCACGTTTTGGGATCAAAAAGAATATCATAGAATAACAGCATCAGATATGAGATCATTACTCCGCAGATATTCAGGCACACAAGCCGTTTCTAACTTTAGGCCAACAGCAGCTGCTATGTTATATGATAAATATGTGGAGAAAGAGTCTCCACTATTTGGTACAGATTCTGGAGTTGTTTGGGATATGAGTTGTGGTTATGGAGGTCGTTTGTTGGGCTCTATTACAGCCAATATTAATTATATTGGTACTGATCCATGTACAGAAACTTTTGAGGGACTGAAGGAGATTCGCAATGATTGGGGTAATAAGAAAAGGACGATAGAATTACATAAGCTCGGTAGTGAAGTTTTTAGGCCAGATAAAAACAGTGTAGATTTTTGTTTCACCTCACCACCTTATTTTGATTGGGAGAAATATTCTGATGAAGATACACAATCATATAAGAAGTATGATACTACAGAACTTTGGGTGGAGGAGTTTCTAAGGAAAACAATAGAAAATTGTTATTATGGGTTAAAGCCCGGTTCTATTTTAGCATTGAATGTTGCTGATACAAAGAGAATTAAAAATTTTGAATCTGAAACTGTGCGCCTAGGAAAGGAAACTGGCTTTAAACTTACAGATACTTGGCATCTTCAATTATCTTCACAAACAGGAAAACCCAAACATGAGCCAATTTTCCTTTTTAAAAAATGAAACACGCAACTACAGAAGATTTTGAAAAAGTTAAAGAGATTTTCTATCAATATAGAGATATATTTCCTCACATTAGAACTGATTTTATAAAGCGTGAGATTGCAGCTAATCGTTGTATTTTTGAGAATGGGGTTATTATCACTTATAAGATTTATAAACGTCCCCAGAAAATAGGTACGGTCTTGGCTCTCAAGGATCATTGTTTGCTACAGCAAATAGTTAAGGATAAAAATGATGAGAAAGCAAATGCAGCGAAAACTTTACAATGTTTTTTTGATTACATTAATACATTAGTTTGGTTGTCCGTGCGTAGAGATAATATTGTAGCCAAAAGTTTTTATACAAAGATGGGAATGTCTTTAGTGGGAGAGCACAATTGGTCTAAAGGATCTTTACCAGGTGATGTTTATCTATATAAGAATGAAGGAAGTTTAGTTTGGCTATGAAAAATCAAGAACCTCCATACCAATTAAAACATTATCTTAATGCTATCAATCATCAGAAAATTGATTTGATGGATAGTGAAGATGAATTTTGGGAAAAGAGATACCCTGCCTTTATAGTAAACAAGGCATTATCTTCTTTCCCAGATTGTATTTTGTTTGTTAATGAAATGAATAAAATGCATCACCTTGATAAGAACCTTCAATTTCAATTTTTACTAAATAGTATAAGACCCAAAAAGAGATTTAGTAAGTGGATTAGGTCTAACAAGATTAAAAATCTTGATTATGTTAAAGAGTATTATGGTTATAGTAATGAAAAGGCTAGACAAGCTCTTGATATATTAACTAATGAACAAATTGATTATATAAAAAAAATAATAAGTCGAGGTGGAAAAAATGGAGTTGGTGGAATGGGATCCAGGATTGATGTTAGAAGTCCGCCTAAAGGATCCGGATGATTTTCTAAAAATTCGTGAAACATTATCCCGCATAGGAGTATCTTCTCGCAAAGAGAAGAAGTTATACCAGTCTTGTCATATTCTACACAAACAAGGTCTTTATTTTATAGTGCATTTTAAAGAATTGTTTGCGCTGGATGGAAAGCAAGCAAATTTGTCGCAAAATGATGTAGAGCGCAGAAACGCTATAACAAAATTGTTAGAAGAATGGGACCTTTTAGAGATTGTTGGTATAGCTGAACCGAGAGCACCGTTATCCCAAATAAAGATTTTATCTTTTAGGGAAAAGGACGAGTGGGTCTTGGAAACAAAATATAATATTGGAAAGAAACGTGATGATTAAATTATTGAGAATGCAAAGTGGTGAGGATGTATTAGGAGAATTGTATGAAACTGAAACGAGCTATCGTATAGAGAACCCTGCCGTACTAATGCCTATGCCAGACGGTAGAGGAAATACAATACAGATGGGTATGGTGCCATGGCAGCCTTTTAGTAAAAGTAAAGAGTTTTCTATTGCAAAGGATTGGGTAGTAACTGTATCAAACCCCTCTCAAGAAATTGAAGATAACTACCGTAGAGTTTTTGGTTCTGGTATAGCAGTACCACAGCCAAAAGTTTTAATGGGATAATAAATGACAAATTCATTTTCAATGGTTCGTAAAGCCAGAGGAACTTTGGCTGAAGAAAAGCAACCCATATTAGAGGTTAAAGATAAACCTTATAAATGTGTAGTAATGTACCATTCAGGTGAATCTATGATTGGGGGAATTCCAAGTCATAAAGAAGATCATGGTGAATTAAAAAAATTAGTACAAGACTCTGCTAAAAAGGTGGGTGTTGAAATATTTAATGTTGATTTTCAAGGAATGCATCTTTCTAAAGAGAAGGGTAAATTATTTATTAATACTTTTCCTTTTGATGAAGAAACAGGTTCAGTAATATTACCAGATCCTAAAAATGAAAAAATTGAATATCAAAAACCCTACGAAATAAATCCTAAAGATACTATAATTATGCCAAGAGGATTAGGAACTTTAGGTTTTACTGCTAGTCAATATTGGGTTGATTCAATAAAACATTTAGAAAATGAAGGTTTTTTTACTCTACCATCAATAAAATGTTGGGAGATATGTAGTAGTAAATATATGACTGATTTAATTCATAGACAGAACAATCTTAAAACTCCAAAAACTGTAGCAATAACTCATGCATCTGATACTGAGAGAGCATTTAAAGAACTTAAAACAAATTTTCCAATTATCTTAAAATCTTCTACAGGTTCACAAACAGGAATTGGTGTTGTTATAGTAGAAAGTATGCGCTCATTAACCACAATGATACAAATGATGATTTTGTATAGTAAATATATGCCAATTCTTATACAAGAATATATTAAGACTGATTTTGATGTTAGAGTTATAGTTCTTAATGGACAAGTTCTTGGTGCTATGAGAAGGGATGTTATATCAGGAGATGTTAGAAGTAATGTTTCATTAGGCGCAAAATCAGAAGCTATTGAATTAACTGATTTAGAAATTAAAGATTCAATTAAGGCTGCAGAAGTGGTTTATGGGCAGTGTTGTGGTGTAGATTTTATTCCAGCAAAAAATAGAGAAAAAGAACGACCCTATATATTAGAAGTTAATAGTATGCCTGGCTTTGGTGGTATTGAAAAAATTTATAAAGATAGAAGTCTTACTCAAGAAATATTTACACATTTTTTAAATAGAGATAACTGGAAATAAA